TATTTCTCTATTAGTTTCAATAACTCCGTTACCACCTTTTACGGAATAAATTTCTAGTAGGCGGATTGAATCTGCAGGCATTGACTGCACTACAGTATTTATTGTGGTAGGTATTTCTGCAATAATAGCAAACAAGTCAGGTCGCAAAACAGCTATACGTTTTAGCGCTTGATTTGCAAAACCTAATAGAACAGTATCACTATACCGCTGTGGGGATAGAGTATCCTGTAGTATTCGTCTTGCCTCTGTTATTACATCATTTAATATCACTTCTTTTCAACCCATGCTTCGTTTTCTGGTGTACTTGGATCATCAGATACATAATGCCCTTTACCGTCTCTAGCTCGTACCAAACCTTTACTTGCTTCTTCTGCTAGCTCAGGTGGTGTTTCACCTTTTGGATCAGGAATATCTTTTTCAGCCGTTTCCACATTTACTTTAGGAGGACGACCTTTTTGTTTTTTAGGCATGTGTTTTTCAGGAAACGCCTGTTCCTCAGTAACTTCTTCAGTCAGTGGGTTTTCAGCTAGAATTTCATTCCAACCATAAATCTCACCGTCTTTGATGTTTCTGAGCCATCTTTTAGTTTCAGCCATTTAAGTACCTACCTTTCTCTGTGTTATATTATGTGACTCTGTAAATGTTTTACCTTGTTTCATCAACTTAGTCATATAAATTATATGCTTCTTAGTATGATGTTTAGAATGCTTTTGTAAAGTTTTCTTTTGTTTTTCTGTTAATTCTTTAGCCATATTATGTAACCCTCTTTACCTTCTTAGAACTTTTCTTCGAAGCCAAGCGGCTACGTTTTTCAGCAGCTGTGAGTTCCGAGGCCGTCTTGGGGGTCTTGGATGATACTCGCTTAGACGGGCGGCAATAAGGGTAAGCACGACTCTCTCCCTTTTGTCTTCCACACGGCTTGCCTGTTCTTACATCTACCCATTTTTCTTTAAACCATCTTTGTAAGTTAGCACCAGCTTCTGTTTTTCTTACATTACCCATATCATTTCTTCTTCTTACTATTGCCCCAATTAGCTGCACCAACCTTTCTACATTTTGCTAAAGCGCCCGAGGCATATGCGCTTGGCCAAACTTTGTAGCGAGCTTTTACCTTATGGTAACAAGCGTCTTTCTTGGATTTTACTTTCGGTGCTGCCATAATATTACCACTTCTTACACGACCAGTATCGAGCAGTCATCTTGGAGGGTGGTCGTGTATCACACCCATGCCTTGCACGAAAATTCTTGCGCCTACCCGGTTGATTCTTTTTAATTTTCATATTGGCATCTCCAAACCTAATGATTTTTTCTTTACCATTTTGACACGCTTTAACAACAAACTTCTTACCGCCCTGAACTTGACGTTTAGGTTTGTTACAAGCCATTTTAGATTTATCAATCGCCATAACTACTCCTATGTGAGTAGGGGGGCCTAAGCCCCCCTAGCCTTAACTTCTACGCACAATCAGCTACGAGTGCCCAAACTTTGATCTTTGCGGCATCAGTTACAGCACCTGATACACCGATAAGCATATCAATAGTGTCTGCAGTCGCAAAATAGTGACCATTGTTATTAGCAATCAAAAGCGCACCGTTCGAGTTAGTAGTGCCCGCTGCGTTAGCGTCACCACCATCAACGAAGCCGTCCACATCGCCACCAGTTAGACCGATGTCAAATGTTGATGCTGCGCCTTCAGCAGTTATAGTAGTTGCTCCAACCGCCATCACTAGGGTGTTAGCTGGAATGCTTAGCACTTGGATAGAATCACCAGCAGCAAGTGCCGTAGCACCTGCAGTAGCTCTATCCGCAGTGATCTTAGCGAAGTCTAGTTCGACTTCCATTAGCCCGACTTTAGTAAGACCTTTGGCAGGGTGTGCCGCAGAACCTTTAAGATAGCCGTGCGAGTCTGTATATGCAGCCATGTTTGCCTCCTATTATAAGGTTACAATCATTGTCGCAAGAGCTTCAGGCTTAACGACTTTATAGCCGTAAACTTGAAGACCACGAATGATGTTTCCAAAAGTTGTTTCAGAACGAATAGTTTCCATATTTGTCATCTGTGATGCAAATGTGAATCCCATTGAATGTCCACCAAGTACGCTAAACTCACTACCGCTTTTTACAAGGTTGTGAGAAACATAAACAGTGAAACGGTCAATCATACCAAGTCTGCCGTTTCTCAATGGTGTGTTTCCATCACCAGTGATAGACGCATCTTTAAGGTCTGATTGCTTGATTAGACCAGCCATCTTAGCAGGAATCACTAGAAAGCGACCACCTTCTGGACAGTTAGCTTCATCAAGGACTGTTCCCATGTCAACGATTTTACCAATTACATTTGAAGTGGTAAGCGCTTCAGGAGTACCTGCTACACCAAGATCAATGTCACCAGAAATTGCTCCAGCTGTTTGACCCTTGTTTGATGCAGATACACCAGTCAATACATCAGCCAAAACCCTTTGGTCAATTTTGATCTTCATACGCTCAGAAGCGTCTTTAGACCACATGTCCATTAGATTCATGTCTGTCTGCACTTGGTCAACATCGTCTTCGACACAGGCAAAGTATTCACCTTTATCAATTACGAGTTGTAGTTTAGCCTTGTCAGGATTCTCTACGGATAGAGTTTGACCCTTAACATAGGTTTGGATAGTGATCTCAGGAGTGGTTCGGATATTAACCGTATCACCCATATTTCTGATCTCACCTTCGTAGTCAGTGTTTGAGATTGCTGCGAGCACTGTAGCATCGTAGAAATTCTCAATTAGTTTTCCCGACCAGATTTCAGGAATGAAATTTCCTGTGTATGCTGGGCTACCGGGAGATGTTGCGTAAGCCATAATGACCTCCTTAAGTTAGTAGTTAATTAAGCAACGTTAATGCGACCTTCCTGCTGTGCAGCAAAAATGTCACGTTCGATTCGACCACGCTCATCATCTCTCCCCTTAAATTTACCCTTTCTAACATCAGAGTAAAACTCTTTGATATCTTCCTGAGTATACGTTTGGTTCTGTCCAGAAGTTTACTCCATTGTTCCGGCTTCGTCCCGGAGCAACTTGTTTCTGTAACTGAGACTGTTGAGCACTACGGTCAACTTGAGCAGTATTAGTCGTACCATTTGCCCCTTCCCAAGTTCTAAAAAAGTTAACCACTCGACCTGAATCTAGATTCTTCTGTGCGTCCTCTAGGTAAGTCTGTCGGCTAATACCAGTTAGTGGATCAATCGCTAACAACCAAGACTGAAAGTCTGGATCATTGTTAATATCACTCCAATTCGGTACTTCGCTAGCAATAGCGCCCCAGAACGTTTGCTCACCGGACTTCTTCTGTTGTGCTTGTACCTGTTGTACTTGAGGTAAAACACCTTGAAGCTGTCCTAGTTGTTGTCGCAACTGTGCAATCTCTTGAGAAACTTCCTCACGAGCTGCTTTCCGCATAACAGCAATGGAATCACCGTACTCTTTAACATCGTCATCTGTAATCAATTTATCAGCATGAACTGGTGTTTGTTGAGTAGGTTCCTGCACTGTGCTTAGCAGTCCTTCTAGTTGAGACACACGGGAAGAAAGGTCTCTGTTCTCGGCATTAAGCCTAGGAACATCAGCATTATACATCCCTTGCAACGATCTGTATTTCTGTTGCCAGTTATCTTGTTTCGGTTCTTGGTCGCCTGACTCCGTTTGCCCTTCCGGCTCAGACTGAGGTGCTTGTTCTTCTACACTGTCGGAAGTTGTAGGTTCTGCCACATCATTAACAGCCTCTGCAGGAGTAGCCTCGGCATTTGCCTGTGCTTCTTCTGTTTCTCCGTTAATCTGCTTATACAACTCTTGTACTTCCTCTGATTGTTTCTGAACTTGCTTTGGTATTGACATAATCGCTCCTATCGGTGTGCGTAATTAACAGCTGTCATTTTGACTTTGCTGAAATTGTTTCAGGGGACTGTTTTATTAGTTTAGTAACTTCTGACAAAACCTGACACCGCCCCTGTGCAAGTGCTGTGTTTTGCAAGACACTTGGTAGCGTCTGTAGTTCGTGATCACGCCATTCCTGTAGCCAGTTAAGCACTTCAGGATATTGACGACACACTACTGCTAAAGACTGAATAACCTCTGGTTTTGGATTTATCATCCAGCACCTCCAGTGTCACGGTTACTCACTGTATTGCCATCCATTCCTCCTTTAGGGGAACCGTCCGGTTGAGTCGGTGCGGGCTGCTGAGCTTGCTGTTGAGCTTGCATCTGCGCCGTTACTTTATCTTGGAACCGTTCTTTTTCCCTAGATGGAACAATGTCATCTACAGGCATTTGCAATCCTTTAGCCACTTCACGAAGTATCGCTGCACGGCCTTCCTTACCAACAATTTGCATATCAACTTCGTTGGCGGTTGCATTAAGAAACTCTATACGGCGAACATTTACAGTCTCTTTGACTGCAAGGTTAACTGCACCTTTTGGTACAATGTTAACATCGCCTTTAATTGATTCGTCCTCATCATAACGCATATTGTAAACAAACTGTCTGTAAACAATAGGTTTAATAATCTCATTATCTATGTGCATAACAACTTGGCGTATACCTTTACCAGCTGCACCCATTAACATAGACAGACCAGAAGATGTTCTGCCAGCGCCTTGAACATTCAAGTCACCATAAACGTATGATGGTATACCTGAATGATCGTCAGCTAGCTTGGAGAATTTATCATAAACACCCATTAGTGTGTTTGCATTATCATCCGGTTGTGTAAATCTAACAGCAGGTGCACTAGAACCTAACGGGTCGTTCGTGACTTGCCAGATTTTCCACGGGTGGAGTTGCGTGATGTCTTCGTTGGGCGGGATTCTTTCGAGGTTAACTTCGACTTGCGGGCCGGAAGATATCCCCATATTGTTGACCAAAGCCCTTGCAGCAGCGTTACAAACGTTCTGCAAATCTTCAATAATTTCTGGTATACCTTTACCCCAAAACGCACCGGGGCATTTAATAAACGATGTTTTAGCATATGGTTTTTCTCCTAACGGGTCGTAGTTTAATACTGCTTTAATAATGTAGTTACCTACGGCCCAAACGTTAGCATCATACTCCTTTGCTTCATCAGGTATTTCTTCATCAGTAAGACCCCACTCTTTTAGCATCTTACCACTTACTTTACCCCAGAACTCTAGAGCGTCATAAGTTGTAGTGGGTTTGTTAAACGTATGAAACTTTCTTTCTTCATGTTCTTTAGAAAGCTCTACATCCTCACTAAACCAAGATGTGCCATTACCAATATCAAGAACGTCCCTGATAGCGTCTTCATCATAACCCGGCACACCTATAAGGTCTGCGAGTTCTGAACGACTTAAAGGATGATGTTGAAACAAATAACCATCATTAAGATTAGACAAACCCGGCTCAGGATATATTCTAAATGGATCAACT